TTCGGCTGTTCGCCGTCGCCAGATCCCGGCTCTTTCGGTCTGATTTGGTCTATTGGCCCGTGATACGCCAGGTTCTTTCCGTGGTCGGCTCTCAGGCAGTCAGTCTTGCCGGGGGAGTTGCGGGTTCCGCGCCCAAGCATCTGGACGAGCTTCCCCGCCGACTTGGTCGAAAGAATGAGGCTGATGAAATCCACGAACGGGAAATTCGTGCCGGTGGTTATCATACTAACCGACGATATAGCCCAATATTTGCCAGACCTGAAGCCTTCGAATACCTCTTTGGTCTGGTGCGCGTTGTCGCTAGTGAGAACCGCGCAAGTTCGCCCGTGCCGCTTTATGCATTCGGCTATGTGGCACGCGTTGTCCTTGCTGGTGCTGAAGAACAGCCCTGCCTTTCGGCCCTCGGACATTTCCATGTCTTCAGCGACGGCAGCTTCGATAATTCGCTCGGCGGCTTCCGAAATCTGGCCGGGGATGTATTCCCCGCCGCGGGTTCCGACGCCCTTCAGGTCAATCTTGGCCGTCGTCTTGTGGCTGGTAAGCTTGGTAAGATAGCCCTTCTCGATAAGCTCCGCTATGCCAACCTCGTAAACCACGTCGTCGAACAACTTGAATCGAGCAGCCGCGCCATCCTCGCCCACTTCGTCGTCTGACTCCATGGCGTCTGTAAGCCGGCCTGAGTCCATGCGGTAGTCGGTGGCGGTAAGTCCAATGACCCGGCTGTCTTCGTTCGCCTTTTTGATGGCGCGAAAGAACTTGCCATATTGCGTGTTGGCGTTGCGGCTGATGGCGTGGGCTTCGTCCACTATCACCAGGTCGACGGAGCCGATTTTGTCGACGTGCTTATAGATCGATTGAATGCCGCAGAATAAGACTTGCGCGTGAGCGTCGCGCCGATTGAGGCTGGCCGAGAAGATGCCGGCTGGAGCGAACGGCATTAGCCCGATAAACTCGCGGAAATTCTGCTCGACCAGCGACGCGGAATGCGTCACGTTCAATATCCGCATGTCTGGATAATCGGTAAGCAATTCCTCGATTATTTTAGATAGCACCAATGCCTTGCCGGCCCCGGTCGGCAGCACTATTAGCCCGTTCCCGCCGTCGTTCTGCCAGTAGGCGTAGAGTGCATCTATGCTTTCGCGCTGATAGTCCCTAAGCTGAAGCATTGAACCCCCTATCCGCCAGCCGCTTAAGCGCCCCGTTGCACAACACCCGCACGCGCTCACCAGACAGGCCGACCGACGCGCCGACGTCCTTCTTTTCCTCGCCAATGGCGACCCGCAACAGCATGTCGCCACCGCGCGTACCGGTAAGCGCGCGCACCACTTCCGCTGCCTCGGCAATGGCCGCTTGCCTGGCTGGTGTCGCCAGCAATATCTTGTCCGCTTGGACATGCTTGCCTGTGCGCTTTTGCGTTGCCCGTTTCTGTGCGCGTATCAATAGCGTCTTGCGCATTTGCCATTGCACCCAAGCCTTAAAGGCGTACCACGGCTTATCGGCAGGTGGTTGGTATTTATGCCAATCGGTTAGCGCGTTTACCGCAGAGTCCTGCACGAACTCCTCGATTTCGGTATGTGGCACCATGTAGCTTGCCACCTTGCGCATCATCGGCAGGTACGCGGTAAGTCTGGCGTCGAATTCGGGTGGGCGGACGGTTGCTGTAGCGCTCATCCACCCCACCCCACACGCTTGCGGAACCCTTCCCGCGCCACATCCGTAATCTGCCGAACGCGCTCACGGCTAATTCCCATCGTGTTGGCTACTTCCTGGCCCGTCTCGCCGGCCGCAAGGCGCACCAGCGCGCGTTCGCCCCTTGTGTCGCCTAGTTGTGCCAGCGCGCGCATGGCGGGCGCCTGAGCGGCCTGTGTGGCCGGTATGGATACGGATGCCGTGAAGTGGTCCATAACGCGCGGCCCCAACGCCTCCTGATTGTCAATCTTGGCCTGCATCATGTCCACGCTTATAGTCTCCAGTTGCGGCTTTCGGCGCCTCGCTTGCACAACGGCGCGCATTTGAAACACAAGCCACGTCGATAGTTTCGCCTCGGGCCGGTATGACGCCCATCTATGCAGCGCCGTCATGATGGTCTCTTGCACCAGGTCTTCGCGGTCCTGACGCCGCGGTTCAAAGCGTGACGCAATCTTTCGCAGGAGCGGGCGCCATTCCAGCACGGCTGCATCAAATGACGCAGGACGTGGTTGGTTGTCGTTGGCTGGTGTTGGGGTCATGCTGCCTCCTGCTCGATTGCCGCGCCGTCCGTCCATTGCTTGCCGTTGCGGAGCGTGTACCGGATGGTCTCGTTTTCTTCGTCCACCTCTTCCAACGTTCCAGGCACGAGTGCGGGAATGTAGAGATGCGCTGCGCAACCCTCGTCTTGTTCCTGTAGCGTCAGCGGCTTACTCCATCGCGCGCAATCCCAGCCGGCGTTGCCGTCCATAATCGGCGACGAATGAAGGCACGTTCTGCAGTGAGCGCGTGGCCATGCCTCCTGCCAGCAAACTTCCGCTTGCCTGCAAAACATCCCGCGGAAGTCGTCCCGCTTGCTACATAGTCGCGATGGCGGCTCCGGCATGTTAACGATGCGCTCTATTCGCGCGACCGCGCGAAGCGCAAAGTCGACGTCGTAATTCACGCGTTCAAGATGCAAATCCTCGTCGTCCTTGCCGGACATCATGTATTGAACGCGGTCGACGCCGAGGCCGAACATATAGAATTGAAAGGTCGCATAGTGCTCCGGCTTGCCCGCTTTTACGCCCTCCTTCTTGACCTTCTGAAAAACCGAATCCTTCGCCGATTTGCATTCGATGATATGCTCGGTTTTTGGCGCCTCGATTATGCCTAGCGCGCGACCATCTATCTTTCCGCGCAGGTGCCCGCCCACGGCGCGAACGCGGTCTTGCTCGCCCCATACCTGACAGCCAATCATGCGAAGCAGGTCGAGCAGGCGCTCCTCTTCGATGTTGCCTCGTTCAAAGATTCGCCGCTTGCGCCAGGTAATCTCCTCTGGAACCGAAGCGCGACGGAATGCGAGCCATATCTGCCTGTCGCATTCCAGTCCTATGTCGCCAGCCGGTACGCCAACGGACTCCCAATCGTCATGACCCTCCTCAAGTGCCTTTTGGATTGCGCGTAGCGTCGATGGGGTGGGGCGCGGGAGTGGGGCCATTAGCGGTTAAGTGTCCACAGAATGGCCTTAATGTCTTCGATCGTTTGCGCGTCCCTGATCTCAATATCCAAGTCTTGCTTCTCGACGATGCGCTTCGCTTCCTGCAGCGACAGCCCTGTTTCACGCAGTTCTCGTATGCGCTCTAATTTGCTCTTCATCACGCCCCATCCTCGTCACGTACCGCGTCGCTCGCCGCAACACGCGTGGCAACCGTAAGGCAATCATCCGCAACGCGCCGTAGCTGGCTTATGTCGCAGCCTGGCATCGCCGCCTCCCGTAGCCAATGCGCGGCTATTTCGAGTTGCGTCGCGGCGTTGTCGGCCGGGCCGCTGCGTAGGGTTGGTTTGGTCGTCTTTGTTACGGTCATGCATGAGATTCCTTAAATTGGCGGTCTTTGTGCGTTCGCGCTGCAGCAAACTTCACCATCCACGAGAACCATTCGTCAGCGTCGCTATTGAAGCCAACCGCAACAGGCTTGCTGCATTCGTTGCAATGTGTCGTGAGGTGCTCACCCTCGCACGCATAGCCATCATCGCCGATGGAAAGCCAGCCGCCGAACGGATAATGGTTCATCATGTCTTCAATGGTTACAGTCGCGCTAAATAGTGCGGCGTTCCAGTGCGGGCAGCGTGGCGTACCCTCCGCGTCAGCCTTGGTTATCTTCGGCTTGGTCATCAGACGCGCATAGGCATAAGCACCATCTTAAGCCCCTCCTTGCCGCCACGCATAAGTGCAGGCGAACCCGCGTCGTTAAGCTCCATCACGACTTCGCCGTCCGGAAGCGCAGCCAGGCAGTCGATCATGTACCGGGTGTTAAAGCCAATCTCGACCGGATCCGCGTCAATCTCGCACACCAGGCTATCCGCCGCCTCGGCGCCATCCCCACGCAGGAAGATATCGGCCGAACCGTCCGTAAAGGCGAACTTCGCCGCGCGCCCTTTCTCCGAAATCAGCGACACGCGGTCGACCGCCGCCTGCATATCCACCTTGTCGAACCGCACGAGGTTTGCGTTGGCCGAAGGAATAATCCGCTGATAGTCGGGGAACGTGCCGTCGATGAGCTTGGACGTCATGACGGTATCACCGCTTGTAATGCGGATCTTCGTGCGCGAAAGCGCGACCTGCACCTTGCCGGTTAGCATGGTGTCAACGGTCTTCCGCGGCACGATAACGCCGTCGAAATCGAAACCACCGGCGCCGGTATTCGAGGAAAGCCTATGGCCGTCCGTGGCTACCGCGGTTAACGCGCCGTTGACGGTATGCAGGAAGACGCCATTCAGGTAATAGCGGGTTTCTTCCGTGGACATGGCGAACCGACACGGCGCGAAGAGTTCGGCCAGGTCAGCCTCGAATTCATTCTCAAAGGTGCCAGCGTCCATGGTCGGGAAGTCTTCGGGCGGCAACACGGCAAGCGTGAACCGGCTGCGGCCGAACGATACGATGGCTTGGCCGTCCTTGGTTTCGAGGGCAATATCACCAGCAGCCTTCTTGACGATGCTGTCAAGCGTACGCGCGTCGACGCAGATTGCGCCGTCGATCGCGTCAAGCAACTGCACGCTGGCGGAAACCTCGATGTCCAAATCCGACGCGGTTGCGGTTAGTTTGCCGCCGACAACGGTAAGCCGCACCGTTGAGAGGATCGGGATGGTATTGCGGCTTTCAACGACCTTGACCGTGGCGGAAAGCAGGCGAGCGAAGTCGGCCTTTGCGAGGCTAAAGCGCATGGGGTGGTTCTCCGATTAAGGGAAGGGGTGGTGGGCCGAAGCCCGCCAGGGTTGGCTAGTGGAAAAAGCCGCCCCACCATAGGAGTGGCCACGCCAGACAGATTGCTATAAGCGAGTGAACTACGTTATACGGCTCGCGAGGCTGACCGTGCTTGGCGATGGCGATGCCAAGGCCAAGCACAGAGAGTGCTAGGTAGATGAGTTGCGGCCAACCAATATCCATCACTCACCCCCACTTAAGAGTTCGCCGGCATCGCCCTTGAAGTCGATATCCGGCAGGATGGACTGCGGCTTGAAGATGACGCGGTAGTGGTACGCGCTGACGTTCGCGCCTTCGATCTGCTCGGCGAAATACGTCACGTTGTCGGAAAGCCCAAGGAAGTGCTTCTTATAGGAGCCTGGCCCTGTCTTGCACGTTACCGACAACTGGCGTGCGCCATCGAAGTTGCCGAGGGAACAAAGCCCCTCAACCGACAGAATGTACTCACCTGTGATGCCATTGTAGAACACGACGCGGCGGTTGATTTCGAACTGGTCTGCGGCCCTAGACAGGTTCTGCGATGCTACATTCGCGTCGCTATCACACCCCGCCAAGGCCATGGTTGCAGCGAGAGCCGACGCAACCATTAGTGTCTTTGCCATCCCCATCACTTCGTTCCCCACGGCCTTTTGCTACCGCCTGCCGCGGCGCCCCTCGCTGGCGGCGTGTTCGTGTTCGCAGCCGGGCGATGATTGTTGTTTGCCGCAGCAGGCTTTGCGGCAGCAGCGGGCTGGTTTGCGTCGATAGCGGCAGGCGGGACTTCGCCTTCGTCGGCAAAATAATACCGCTTGATTTCGGCGCGTGCCGGGTACTGGCCGTCCTTGGACGGCTTACCGAGGCCGACCTTCGCGGTGTAGGCGCGGAAGTGCAGTTCTTCCGAATCCTCAACCTCACTGGTGCCGATCGCACGGCAAAGCGCGGCGAACTGCTTCTGGCCAATTTCTTGCGCCTGTGCGCTTTCGTTCTCCAGGTTGTAGTTATTGAATAGCTTCCGGCCCTTGAATTCCTCCGGCTCAATAACGCTGTTCGTTACCTTGAGAATGGTGCCCTTGCCGTTGCTTGTCGGCTTTACCTCAGACGCCTCGATTTCAAGCACGTAAATGCCATTCGGCAATTCGCTATAATCGCTCTGCGTTGTGTCGTGCTGCGTCGCGTCAAATTTCTGACCAAGTGATGCCATGCTATAAAAGTCTCCTCAATCGGTATAGTAGTGCGTAGCGGCAAGCGTGCCGTCGCGGTTTAGCGTCTGGTCGCGCCAGACGGTCTCTAGCCAGCACCACCGCCAGCCGCTATTGGATTTGGCGCGCACGGGATGCTATGCGAACCAATTTGCCGCGCAATACATGCGCCATGGGTTATTGTTTGACGCGTTGCCTGGTTCGGTGGGCATTAGGAGTTGGCCTCGCGAGCGGCACGGATAGCTGCAATCTCATCGTGGTCGAGCATCACAGTTTTGTCTCCGTGCTCAATTGCGCCAAGCGCCGACTTCCTTATGTCAGACATCATCTTGGTTCTGGCGCCAAATCGACTGCGTACGCACACGGCGGGTGGATACCAGTCATCTGTTCCGCGTCCGTAATAGATATCTTCGACTTCGCCTTGCGTTTGTATGTGAATGTGTTTCCGCCACAGATGACCGCGAAGAACCGGCTTGCCGACGCGGGTGGAAATCCATTCCTCTTTTGCCTTCTCGCGCTCCTGATCCAATCGTTCAATCTCTTTGGCTGCTATATGTGCAACCTCCTCGGCCCGTAAGAATGCCTTAGCCATCACGCAGCCTCCCTATCCGGCCAGTATTTCGCAAGTTCGGTGTAACCGCTGCCCTTCCGGTAAACGACGGTGTCAGGCATGGAATACCGGTTCTTGGCATTGAATCCTGCGCCCTCGTTCAAATGGATCTGACGTTCCTTTCCGCCCTCCGCGTGCGTTACCTTTGTCTGACGCGCCACCTCCTTATCCTTGAGCGTGATACGGTAGTTCACAAACGCAACCACGTCCGACTTCTCGCGCACAAGCGCATTTGCGCGCTTATGCAGCTTGGGCTGATAGCGCGAGTACGGGTCGGTTGTCGGTGAGTCGAACCGAATGATTTCCGGGTGGGCGATCTGCACAACGTTGATGCCAGCGCGGGTTAATGCGCCAAGCGCCGCAAGGTAGTCGCTCCATTCCGTATCTGCCTCAACGTAGCCCTTACCGAATCCCGCCTCCTCGATGCTGTTGATACCAAGCCGCGCGCATGTAGCCTGCCAAACAAGCGGCTCCAGTCCGTCCAGGCTGTCGATGATAACCGTCTTGAATTCGTGCTCGGTAGTAAGCAGTTCCTCAAAGACGTTGAACAAGTCGGGACGCGACTCGATGTCACCCGCCGGGATATCGACGTCAGACGGCGCGCGCTCGCCCTCCGTGGCAAGGTACAACGGCGCCGGCCATTCCGCCGCAAGCGACGTCTTTCCGATGCCGTCCACGCCATAGATAAGCACGATTGGCGGGTTGTCCGATTTCGACGAGCGTAGTGTTGAAAGCGAAATTGCCATCAGGCGATAAACCTCCAGAATACGATTAGCAGAATAAGGATGACGCTACCCCAGAAGGCCAGCGGGCGTGGGTCCGGCGCATAACTCATGCCGTCACCCACCGGACAATGTTCATAAGAAGCCTGGTTCCCTCCACGAAGCCCAAGCCGACAACGATAACAACCGCCGCCGCTATGACAGGTTGCCAGAAGTTACGCTCATACGGTACGTCTTCCGGATGCAGTTCCGGGTCGTGCTCGTCGTGGTAGGTCATGCCCACGACTCCACCTTGTAAACGCTGTAGCGGGTGGTGAAGACGTCGTCGTCCTCGCTCACGACGGTGCTGGTAGTGATGCGTTCGCCATCACGAAACCTGCCTCGCGCGTCGCCGTAAACGTCGCCACTAAGGCACGGCGCGCGCGGGTCTTCGCCTCTTGCAACTCGCCGCGCGTTGCGCAGTGTTCCGGTCAGTTCCATAATCAAATTCCCTCCTATGCCCGCTGCCTGTTGCCAAGCAGCGGGTTGGTTGCCGTTACGGTTTGTGGGTGGGTTAGGCGGCTGCCAGGAAGTGCTCGACCGCGTCCTTGGCTGGCTTCAAACTCATGCCAGTGATGCGACGTAACTCCTGAATGGCGCCAATCTTCTTGTGCTCAAGCGCAAGCCGCTGCCATTCGTGGGCGTACAGCTTGGCCTCGCGGCGCGTGGTGACAAGCTCGTACACGCCGAACTCCTTGCCCTTGTGCTTGATAGCAAGCCTGGCTGCCTCGGCTTCCGCGTTGCGGCGGCTGTCGTGCACGTAAGGCGACGGCGATGGTTTGGGCTGGCCGTTCTCGATTAGCGCGACGATGGCGGACTGTTGGGTTGTGGCTGGTGAGGATACGAGTTCCAAGTCCTTCGGAGTGTAGAAGTATGTGTTGTCCCCGGATAGACTGCAGCACTGTACACCGGGAATCTGATCGGTGATATTGACAATGCTCCGTACGGCGCCAATGGGGATATTCTTATGGATTGCGTCACCCATATTGTTCTCGTGCCGAATGACGCGGACAATATCCCCCACCTTGAACTTGCCGCTTGTTGCGGGCGCAACAAGGCGTAGGTGTTTCTCCGGGTCGGACAACATCTGGTTAATTGTCCCGCATTCAGGATGGTCAAGGTTGAACTCAGTGTAGTTCTCACCGGCCGCAGTAATTACGCCAGTTGCCCCGATCGGTGTGCCCAACCGAAGCAAAGCGGGATTGGTGACTTCCACCCTATCCCCCATCTTGAACTTCGGCTCGCCGACCGCCCACCCATACTCGCCGCGCTGGTTGTCGACTTCGGCGGCTGCGCATCCGCGGGCCGTTGCAGCGCTTGTTGCAGCGCTTGCGGTAGCAACCGGCGCGCCGGACCATTCAGCGATTAGGTCGTGTTCTTCTCGCCAATCCTCGCGTGGAAGACGGCCACACCAAGCGCTGAATCCTTCGTTAGTGAAGTGCCCAGGCGTACCGTTCGCTCCGGCCTCGGCATTCCAGTAGTCGCCGTATTGCGCCATTGGCCCCACCTTCCGCCCATCGCGCGTCTTGTAATAGCGGCCAGCCTCGATTTTCCATTCGCCGACAAGCTCCAGGCTGTCGTCGCCGAACAGGTGCTCGCCGGATTTGCTGTAACAGCGCACCTTGCCGTCGACCACGCCCTCGATGTCGCGTCCGGTGTCTTCCATCGGCCCTGCACGGCGCCCGTCCCTAGTGCGGTAGTAGGAGCCGGCTTCGATGGTTGGGGTGGTGGCCGCAACCGCGACTGGTTCGATTTCGTCAAAGTCGAATGACCACATGTCCGTGTCGATAAATTCGCGGGCGATGTAACGAACAGTGAATTGCTCGCCGACCGCAGCACCGTGGAGCGAGCCATCTTCGCCTGTTTTCACCACGCGCACTCTATCACCCACCTTGAAGGCGGGTGCGGCCTCAAGGTTGCGGTCCTGCATCCAAAACTCGCAGTCGCCTTTGCCGTGACCATCCGTCCAGTCATCGAATCTCACAAGATACGGAAGGCTGTCGTCATCAATCTCGACTATGACGCCGCAATGGCCGTTGGGTTCGTCGCCAGTTGCCCGCACGCGGTCGCCGACTTTGAATTTGTTGGCGCGTTCGATTTCGTTCAAGAGCATGTAGTGCTCATCGCCAACATCATCTTCGATCCATACGCCGTCGCAATCTTCGTCGATGTGCTTAACTTCGTAGACGCCGCCCTTGGCAACATCAAACTCATCGATCAACGACTTAACTAGGTCACCCTTTTTGTACTTCCTCATCACGCCTTCCTTTCCATAGCCACAACATTGCCTTCCGCGCCGGAGAACGAAAGTTCGCCGATCGTAAACTCCCGCTCATGCGGGACGCCCGCCGCAAGGAAGCGGACGGTGTACCTGTTCTGG